TGGGCACGCCGACCAGCCTGCCCTTCAATGCATACGCACAGGGCGGCGTGGCACGCGGCCCGCAACTCGCGCTATTCGGCGAGGGCAAAGGTGCCGAGGCGTTCGTGCCGTTGCCCGGCCCCAATCGTGGCATCCCCGTCGAGTTCAAGTCGATGCCGAGCGGTGGGAACATCACGATCAACTACAACCCGTCGATCCAAGCACTCGACGGCCAGAGCACGAAGGAAGTCTTGCTGCGCGAGGCGCGCATCATCGGTGACATCATCGCGTCCGAGATCTCCACTGGCAGCAACCGCGCGCTGACCGATGTGGTGCGCTCGCGCTCTTCGAGGGTGTGATCCATGGCACAAGCGAACATCGTCCCGCGCCCAGTCCAGTACGGGGTCTATCCAGAGAATGACTCGTTCGATGCTGGCTCGACCACGCTCGACTCGACCTATCTGCTGGGGAGTTGGTCTAGGTTCGCTCCGCTCGATGCAACGCTGACCGTGGACGGCACGACCTTCTGGACGACGACCAGCGTCATCGCAACGCAGAACGCCGACCTGCACAACGGATTCTTCCGTGTAACTGGCAGCGGTTCAGCACAGATCTACGACAACGGCGGGTCGGCGGCTGCGACCGTGACCACGCAGTCTGGCTCGTTGTGCGGCTACCAGTACCGCGACTATCAAGCGACCGATGTTGATGTGCGCGCGAGCTTCCGATTCTCTGAGCGTGAGTCTGCTGCCGTAATCACCGCCACGGCGGGTCGCTTTGTGTTCGGCTTGGCCGCTCGTCTCAATGGCACGATCACTGGCGGTGGCACGCTCGACACTCGGATGACTGCGGTCAACGGGTACTTCTTCGGTCTCTTCGGCGGTCAGGGTGTCGCGGGTGTGCTGAAGATGCGCTACCTGTTGATCAAGGTCGTGGCTGGCACGCCGACTGCCGTGGCGAGTGCGAACTTTGTGACACCCGATTCGGGCTCGTCATCGGCTCTGTTCCCGAACGGAAGCAATCCAGACCGCGTGCTCAAGTTCACCTGCGTGGACTCGGGCGCGAATGTCGTGCTCACGGGCTATACGGTGGCGGCTGACGGCACGGCGACTCAGGTGCTGACATACACCGACTCGTCGTCTCCGATCACCGCTACGGGCCGCGTAGGTCTTCTGCTGACGGCTCCTACCTTCGCGCACCTGACACCGAGCGGCTCGATGTCGCACCTGTGCAACTGGTTCGAGGTTCGCCCGAACGGCGGCAATGTGGCTTTGCGCGAGAACTGGGAACGGCTCATGCCGCGTGCCGGCAAGGTGTACGCGTCTGGATCTTTCGCACCGTATGTCGTGCTACCTCACTCGCTGGGGATGCACTCGCTGATGACGGGCTGGGTGGGTGACCGCCTGTCGTACGACTCGACTGCATCGCAGGGCTACGAGAACTCTCTGCGCCTAGACTCCGCGAACAACCGTATCAAGGGCGTTCCGGCGGGCAACAGCCAGCAGGTGTACGCGTTCTCGCAGCGCATCGCCAACGATCCCCAGTTCCAAGATCGTCAGGTGTCGATCACCTTTGAGAACGCCGGCCCAGCGGTCGCACGCACGGCAGGCATCATGCTCTTCGGCACGCCGGGGTCGAGTGACTACACAACCGCGCTTTACTCCATCGCCAAGTGCTACCTGTTGCAGGTGGCCTACACGGCAGCGGGCGCGTTCAACCTGAACCTCTACCGCAGCCGCGGGAATCAGGGCGTGTCGCTTCTCGCCCAGAAGACTGGCATCAGCCTCACGCTCGGCACGCCGTTCACGCTGCGCTTCGTGTGTGACACTCAGGTCGTGCCGTCGCCGCGCAACGGATTCGTGCGGCTGAAGGCGTACATCGGCGGCGTGCAGCAGACTTGGGATGCTGCCGCTGGTCTCTATACTGACATCGAGATCCAGTCCACGGGCACGGTGATCGACCGCAAGAGCACGCGCTTGAGCTCGGGCCTTGGTCAGGGCTTGCAGTTCTCGTCGGCCACGGTCGCCACGGCCAATGTGTTTTTCGACTCGTGGGCCGTGGGCGCAGGAGATACACCCTACGACACACTGCCTGAAGATCAGGCGACGATCGCCGTGGCCGCAGAAAATGACGCAGCTTCGGGCACCTTCACCGTGCCCTACGACTGGGGCTCTTCAGAGGAGAGCGAGTACCTCGTGAACGATCACCGCTTCGACACGCATCACCGCTATGTCGGCTTGGTGCAGTCGAGAACGAGGACGCGATACACGATCGGCAACAATGCGGCGACGAGCACCGAGATCACGACGCTCAAGGCGTTCTACACTTCGCACCGCGGCGTGCAGATTCCGTTCTCGTGGACGAATCCAAAGGGCACGAGCGTGACCGTGCGGTTCACGAACGACACGCTGGCGATCGAGCAGGTGACCCCGAGTGTGTATCGTTGGAGTTGCACGCTTGAGGAGGTGCTCTCCGAATGACCAGTCCCATCACCGATGTGATGACGGCGCGCAGCCGTCAGTTGAACGAGCAGTACCCTTGGATCTGGCTGTATGAAGTTGAGGTGCCGACGACACCGCCGACTCGTTACCGCCTGACGAACTACGACCAGACCATCACATTCGGCCAGAGCAGCGACGGCGTGCCGCTGGAGTACACGCCGTTCCCGTGCGTGCAGACCGATGTGGAGCAGAACGCTGAGGGAGATCTGCCTCAGATCCAGTTGCAGATCAGCAACGAGTCCTTGTTCATCAAGTCGGTGCTGGAGGACTACGACGGGCTTGTCGGTCAGCCCGTGGTGATCAAGCTCGTGCATACGCTGGAGCTCTCGAATCCGAACTCCGCGCTGCGGTTCGACGGCGAGATTCAGGCGTGCCGAGCGAGTGTGGATCGAGTGACTTGGGTGATCGGCTCGCGGTCGCTGACTCAGGCCGTGATCCCCGGCCAGCGATACATTCGAGGTCACTGCCGCTTCCGTTACGGCGACGAGCGGTGCGGCTACGACCTGAACAACACCACGCTCGCCACGGCGCACCCGTCGTGTCCGAAGACTCTGGACGCGTGCGAACTGCGTGGCGATGCAGAAGTAGCCGCAGGCCTTGAGCGTCAACATCCTGCACGCTTCGGCGGTTGGCCGGGCATCCCGCGTCAGGGTCGTAGATGATGTGGGCCCGCTAGAATGCGGGCATGAGAGCTGGCCTCAACCGATTCAACGAACGCACGAGCCGGCGTTCGCTTTACGCTGACCTGTTGCGCGCACCCTACAAGGAGGGTGGTCGTGATCCGAAGACGGGGATCGACTGTCTGGGTGTGGTGTGGGAGATCCTGCGGCGCATCCACGGTGACGAAGTCCTGCATCGCTTCACGGACTACCCAGTCACGCTCGCGCCTGATCCCGAGGCGAGTGCTTTGCGTGCTCACCTGTACACGCAGCGCGATGACTGGGTGCTCTTGTCAAACGACGAGATCTGCTACAGCAAGTCGCTGGTCGGGGATGTGGTGTTGCAGATGATCGGTTCAGCACACGACACCCCCCATGTGTCGGTTGTGGTGTGGAATACAGAGCCAGTGACGCTGCTGACGGCGCACCGAGCGCGAGGAGTTGTGGCCGTGCCTGCACGCCAAGCTCAGAACATCGTGGCCGTCTACCGACTGAGGGAGTGAAAGATGATCGAAGTCGTACTCATCACGAATGTGTTTTCGGGCGCGCGTCACGCGCAGCGACTGACGATCGACCGTCCTCGTGCTGCGGTGTGTGATCTTCTGCCCGATGAGTGGCTGAAGCACAAAGACCATGTGATGCCCGTGCGTGGCGTGCAGCGTCTCGACTGGGATCAAGCGGTGGTATCTGGCGATCGCATCGCGCTCGTCATGGTGCCGCGTGGCCTTGAGGCCGCGACGATTGCGATGCTGAAGGTCGCGCTCGTCATCAACGCTATCGCGTTCGTGGTGATGCGTGCGCTGATGCCGAAGCCGCCGAAGAGGCGCGAGGACAACGAGTCGGCGGTGTACGGATATCAGGGCATCGTCCCTTCACGCGTGGAAGGCGAGACGATTCCTCTGTACTACGGTGAGATTCGTGTCGGCGGACAGATCATCAACGAGTTCGTGGACGACTACGGTGCTCTGGGTGCGGACTATCAGGCACTGGTGAGTCTGGGCGAAGGGCCGCTGCAAGAGATCGTAGGCCAGACCAGCGACAGCGTGGCACCGATCACGACCGTGGGCGCGAACTCTATTCCGTTCGGGAAGTTGTTCATCAACGACACGGACGCGGCAACGCTCGACAATGTCGAGGCTCAGGTGCGGATGGGCACGCTGACTCAGGCTCCCGTGGAGGGCTTCGAGTTCGCGTCGAGCACCGTGTCGGTGGACACGCTGCTGAGTGGCCCGACCTCGTCGAGTACCAACGCGTTCGAGTTGCCCGTGATCAGCTACTCCGACCCGACGAAGTTAGAGATCGGCGGGGCCAGCGCGAACAGCACATGGACTCAGTTCGGTGTGAGCTACTCTGCCGGCGCATCGAACTTGGCCGAGGGTGCTGTGGTCAAGATCTTGCTGCCCGAGGGCGCGAGCTACACGAACGACGACGGAAGCCAGAGTGCAATCCAGACAGGTATCGCTGTCCGCTACATCGAGCTTGATGGAACGGGTGCTCCGATCACGACGGGCGGGCCTGATCTCGATGGATATGTGCGTCTACGCCCGTTCCGCTACTCCAGACGCTACGCGCCGGGCGTGGCCTACGACATCCGCTTCTCGCTCTACGATCCCCAGACATTCACGCGTGGTGGATTGCAGAACTACGCGAGCTTCAATGCCGGCGCAACATACTACACCGTTCCGGGCTCCATCCTTAGCACTGCGTGCCCTCGTCCGTATCTCACCCGCACTGGACTGACCGTACCTACCACCGGCCCACAATGGACAACGGCTGGCACCTGTGAGTCCTTCACTGTTGAATGCTTCTTCTATGTGCGTGCTCTGAGCTTCTTGGTTGTTGGATCTACTGTGACAGCCGACACAATCATCTCGGCCAATGCTGCATCCAACGACTGGTTCACAATCGACAGCACGAACTCTCGCGGCTTCTCGCTTGGTGTAACGAGTAAGACCTACACGCCACAGCCGGGGCAGTCTGTGTCGCGCAAGGTTCCGTTCGTCACGATTCGCAACGCGTCCACATCCGCGACCTTCACTGAGTCTGGAGCAGATGCGTCCTTTATCGCAAAGAGCGAGCCTGCATGGGACACCAGCAGTTACATGACTCGGTCGAGCGGTCAAGTAGAAGAGGGCAAGTACAACGGCTTCTACTACTGGCACCACGCGGTCGCAACCTACCAAGCCAATGCTCAAGGATCACTCGGTCGCGTGCGTCTGTACATCGACGGCGTCAAGATCATTGACCAGCTAACGACTCAGACCTGCACACTGCCGACCTTGAGCACGACATCGGTGCGCATCAACGGGCCGGGCGGCAACGGTCGTATCTCGAACCTTTCGATCTACAAGGGCGTGATGTCCGAAGGCGACATCATCTACCAGTTCAACAACGGCAACGGTCGCACGAAGACATACGACGAACTCTCGCCCGTGGCCGTGTATCGCTTTGCATCTACTGCGGCACTACTCACCGACTCTTCTGGCAACGGCAACACGCTGACGAATAACGCCGACGACACCGTTGTCGTTACATCACAAAATGCCATCTCGGTCATCGAGGCCAGCGGCAACACGGGCACGGTGAAGAAGGGCCGCTACAAGATCGAGGTGCTGCGTCAGTTCAAGGACTCGACCAGCACGCGCATGGCCGACCAGCAGCGGTGGCAAAGTATGCGGCTGCTGGACTTCGAGCCGTTCCAATATCCGACCGCTCCTCTGCTGGCGATTCGTGCACGCGCAACGAGCGAGGTCAACGGCAACATCCCGAATGTCACGAGCATCGTGAAGGGTCGGCAGGTACCTGTGTGGGACGGCACCTCGACTGCGTTCCCGACCTTCGACCTCATCTACTCGCAGAATCCAGCGTGGATCACCTGCGATATGTTGCTGAACAAGGACTGGGGTCTCGGCAACATCTTCGACAACACCGACATTGATGTGCAGTCGTTCAAGGACTGGGCCGACTACTGCGACGAAGTCATCTACAACCAGAGCGGGTACACCACACCCTACAACGCGACCTACCTGACGGGCAGCGCGCAGACTTGGGGCAACATCGTCTACGACTTCGACACGACCTACCAGACGAACGCGCTCTACTTCTATGTGCCGAAGGACTCGATCCTCAGCACGGTCAAGGTCGGCGACTACCTCGGGGTATACGGCGTGCCCGTGGTGTCAGGCTACGCGGACATCAACAACACCTCGACGACTGGCGGCTACCGCATCATCAAGATCATCGAGCCGACGATCGCGCCGCACATCATCGCGGTAGAGTACACGGGTGCCGCGCCGTGGCCGCTGACGCAGACGCTGCTCGCTCAGGGCGTGACGATGGCCGGCACGATTCAGACGCGCCATCCTCGATTCCAGTTCGACGGTGCCTTCGACGACTCGGTGTCGTCGTGGGATGCCATCACGCTGGTGTGCCAGTCGGCGAGTGCCGTTCCGATTCGTCTGGGTAAGACGGTCAAGGTGAAGGTGCACAAGCCGCGTCCAGTCGTGGACATGGTCGGGCCTTCGCAAGTGGAGGAAGGCAGCTTTGAGATCGAGTACATCTCGCCGTCGTCTCGCTTCAACCAGATCGAGATCGGATTCATCGACCGCGACCTGAACTACGAACGCTCGATGCTCTCAGCCGAGCATCCCTCAGTCCAAGGCACCACGGACTCGGGGCTCATTCGTCGCCGGCAGTTCTTCCAAGAAGGCGTCGTGCGTCGTGCTCAGATCTCGCGTCAGGCCCAGACGCTGTTGAACAACGAGCACCTGATCAGGCGCAAGGGCAAGTTCACGGGCAGCGTGGACTTGATCGGACTTGAGCCGCTGGATGTCATCCAGATCGCACACGATGTGATCGACCGTGGCATCTCGGGCCGCGTGTACTCTGATTCGATCTCTGCGGGCGCAGGCATCACGCTCGACCGCGTGGTGACCTTGGCGGCGGCGACTACTTACAAGTTGCGCCTGCGTTCGCAGGACGCGCCGACAGGATTCAATCCCGACGAGATCACGATCACCTCGGCGGCTGGTACTTACTACCCCGGCCAGACTCTGGCCTACACGCCGAACCCGACCTTCACGCCGCTGAAGGGTGACATCTACACGCTGTATGTGGACGGCGAAGGAATGCTCGCGCAGGTTGACAGCATCTCGCTGACTCCCGACCTCAAGCGCGAGGTGACATTCTCGGAGTATGTCGAGGCGGTCTACGATGTCGAAGACCCGAACGAGACACCCGACATCGGTGTGGAGCAACTGACCGCGGACGCGCCGGCACTTGGTCGGCAGTCCGTGCCCGAGCTCGTGTCGGATGTAAAGGTCGAGGAGATCGTGGTGCGCGGGCCGGGTGGTGCACACCAGCCCAGCTTGCTGGTCACTTGGCTGTTCGACAACGACAGCAACAACACCGCGGGCTTCGATGTGTGGCTGGCGCGCATGGAGCAGCCGGCGATGGACTGGGAAGCATCGGGCAGCGCGGACGCGAACGCTCGCTCGTTTGTGGTTCCGATGGCACGCTCTGCCGTGGGTGATTCGTACGCGATCGCCGTGACCGCACGCTCGGAGTCTGGGGCCGCGCGCACGCCTTCCCGCGCAGCCAAGGCCAGCGTGCGGATCATCGGCAAGTCACCGCCTCCCAGCGCGCCGGCGTGGGCCTCGGCGTACCCTGCCGTGATGGATGGCGAACAGGCCACCTATCGGGTGGTGCCGGCATCGCTGGAGCAGGGCTCGACAATCGAGATCCGGCGTGGCGGCTGGATCCTCGGCCAGCGTGTTGGCGCGGTGCCGATCGACACGGGCAAGCTAGGGCCAACGCCGAACTGGGCATCGGCTGTGAACACTTCGTTGTCGGCGTTCAATCACCTGCATGGACTCGGCTTGCCGGGCGCGCAGTTGGTGGTGCGGGCGATCTCGAACAAGGGCAAGTACTCGACGGCTGATGTCATCGAGTGGGCACCGCGTGTGATCGACGCGGAGAGCGTCGTCGATAGCGGCAACAACACCTACTACACACGGAGCTGGGAGGACTTCGGCATCGGGTGGCGACGCTCGGGTGCGGTGTTCCCGAACTCCACGCTGACCAACTGTCAGGTGACGACGAGCACGCTGTTCCCGCAGGGCTACCTTGAGTTCAGCGGCTCGAACTTGACGGCCACTTACACCACGGCCACCCATAACATCCCCGTCGATCAGCGTGCGGAGTGGTGGTACAACTCGGCCTACGCGACCGTCGAGCAGATCTGGCCCACGACATGGGCCGATGCCACCTACGGCTGGGACGATGTCGGTCAGCAGTGGTCGTGGGAAGGGCCGCTCAACACACTGGAGAACGGCGACGATCCGGGCCGCGTGACCTTCATCATCGAGACGAAGGCTGTGGACGAGAACGGCGTGGAGTCGGACTGGTCGCAGTTCACGCCGGGCAAGGTACGCGGCATCTACGCGTACTGGCGATTGACGATGACGCGCCCAAGCACCGCGTACAACATCCGCGTGTATCACTTCGCCACGCAACTGCTACGCATCCCGCGTCAGCGGTTCGAGCGCAGTGGCTTACAATACTTCGCAGAGCACCAGATCTTCGGGAGAACCTAAACCATGGCACGCGGCGATATCACAACTGGATACCTGTCGGGACAGACCGACGGCAAGAACATCCTCATCACTGCGACGACGAGCGGTGGTGCACAGACGATCCATACCGTGGCCTCGGGCACGACGACGCTGGACTTCATCACTATCGAGGCGTGCCATGTGGCTACAGGTCATGCCAGCACTGGTCTATGGTTGTTAATGGGCGGAACGAGTTCGCCGAATGACTTGATCCATATCGACCTTGTCCATGGCGATGGTGCTGTTGTCGTTCAAGACAAGAGGCTGATGCAGAACGGCGTGATCGTGAAAGCGTACGCTGACGCCGCCAGTAGAGTCGTCGTCTACGGCTACTACCAGAGGTACACGGTATGAGTCGTTATCAGACCGACCTCAAGAAGTCGAAGGGCGGCGGCGGTGGTGGCGGTGGTAGCGGCACGGTCACGAGTGTGGCCTTGTCGGCACCGACTGGCCTGACGGTCGGCGGCTCGCCGGTGACGAGTAGCGGCACGCTCGCGCTGACCTTCACGGCGGGCTATGCACTGCCGACGACATCGAGCCAGACTAACTGGGACACCGCGTACACCGACCGCCTGAAGTGGGACGGTGGAGCGACTGGCCTGACCGCGAGCACGGGTCGCACGAGTCTTGGACTCGGCGGTGCGGCGGTCTTGAATGTCGGCACGAGTGCTGGCACGGTTGCGGCTGGTGACGACGCTCGGTTCAGTGCGAACGGCGGACTGTCGCAGCCGCAGGTCATGAGCCGCATGGCTTTCGGGGGCTTCTGATATGGCAATCACACTCGACGCAACAACCAAGAGTCTCGACCTCACGACGAGCTCGACCGCGGACATTGACTACACGGTGTCGTTCGTGGACATGACCACGACCGCGTTCACTCCGGGCGATGGGCACGGCACGATCAACACCGTTGGTACGACCCAGATTGTCGCTGCGCCCGCATCGTCAACCCAGCGCGGAGTAAAGTCAATCTCGGTCTTCAATCGTCACGCCAGCACCAGCAACACCGTGACCGTCAAGAAGGATGTGAGCGGCACGGAGTACTGCTTGTTCAAGGCGGTACTAATGGCAGGTGAGTCGCTGCAATGGACTGACGGCTGCGAGTGGTCGGTTTACGACGCAACGGGCGACAAGAAGGTCAACAGCCCTGTCAATGTGGGTGTGACCGGTCGCGTCATCCCGATCAACAAGGTCGGCACAGCGACCGAAGGTACGGCCTACTGGTACAGCTTCGGCAAGGACGCTGGCTTCACGGGCGCGTGGTCGCCTAACACGCCGGGCATCAACGGTCGAGCGACTGACGGCACGACTGCTGCGGACAACGGCAGCTTGACGCTGTGGACACCGACAGGCTCGCTCTACATCACCGAGACGGCGGCGACCACGACCACGCTCTGCACGATCATGCTGGCGGATGTCGTGTGGGTGAACACGGGCATCGTGGTGACGACGACCACGGCGCAAGCCATCACTTCGCCTACCTTCCCTGCCCGTGACTTGAACGGCAGCACGGATGGCGAGGGCTATGTCATCGGCCTGTTGACCACTACGGCCAATACGAACGCAGCAGCGATTAGCGGCAGCACAGTGACCTACACCAACAGCGCAGGCACAGGAAGCCGCACAGCCACGCTGCTGGCTGTTGCAGGCGACCAGATCCCGCCGACCCCTGTGATTGGCAATGTGGTGTGGTTCCAGCTGGCGGCAGGCGACAAGGGCGTGCGTAGCATCCAGTCGATCACACTAGGCACATCCCTTGGCGGTGGAGCGGTGTCGCTGATTGTGGCTCGACCCTTGACCTTGCTGTCATGCACGCAGGTCAATGTTGCTACGCCCCGTAACTACAGCGACCCCGGCATCCGCATCTACACTGGGTCAGTCATCATCCCCTTCATCAAGAACACTAGCTCCTCGGCGGTCACGCTGACGGGCCATGTGGTGGTGGCAGAGCGATGACCACCTATGACTTCGGTGACGGCGCTGGTCCTGTTCCGGCACACCAGCACATCAACGGCGGCGGCTGGGTGGCTGACACTGCGGTCGTCGATGACGCAGTGTGGATCGACTCGACGGCCAAGGTCTACCAGAACGCATGGGTGTGTGGCGACGCGTGGATCTACGAGCAGGCGCACATCCGCGGCAACGCGTTCGTCGATCACGAGGCCCAGTGCTTCGGCAACTGCGTGGTCGAGGGCACCGCACGCGTAGACGGTGAGTCGCGCGTGTACGACAACGCCGTCATTCGTGGAGCATCGGAGCTCTACGGCTGCACATTCATCGGCGGCAACCAAGTCGTCGAAGATGAGATCCTCCACGACGAGCAGAGATCATGAGCACAATCACCACAGCCATCACCACGATCGCATCGACCGACACCGTCTCGGCTAGCCGTTCGACGATCAACACCAACTTCGCGCTGCGCCAGTCGAAGAACATCCGCACCCTCGCAGATGCCGACACTCCCTACACGATCGCCGAGGGCGACGACTGCGTGCTGATCAACTCAACCGCAGCCGTCGTGCAGGTGTACCTCCCGCCGGCAGCCGATGTCCCCAACCGCGTGTTCACCGTGATGACGACCCTCGCCACGGGCGGCGGCGGCGAGTTGTTCGGGGACGGCACCGAAGAGATCAACGGCAGCAACACCTACTCCCTCTACACGCTGTACGACTCGGTGACCGTTATCAGTAATGGGACAGAGTGGTTCATCATCTCGGCGATGCCGTAGTCCTGACGAATACGAGCCCAGCCAAAGGGCGTAGGAGAGGTCAGACTTGGGACATGAAGCCCAGCCTGATCTCTTCTTCTTTGGTGCACGCACTTGCGGCGGCGTGCTTCGCCTTCGCTGCTTCTTCTTGCTCGATCCTCGGCAGCAATCCCAAGCTCGTCGGCTCGGTGACGGTCGCCTCCGACGACCTTAGCACCGGCGCGCTGGCTCGCTTCGACGGCGACACGCTGGTCGTCATCGCTCGTGCCGACATGACGATCGAGCTCTACGAGAAGCCCGACGAACCTGTGCTCGGGCCGCTCGTCGTCGAGTCTGGGTATGTGTTCGTGTGGTCACGCTCCCGCGATGAGATCATCCGCCAGAAGATCCACGAGCCGTTGGCCGCGTGGGTGCGTGAACAAGGTGTTTTGCGTCCGGGCGAAGCCGAAGCACTCGGCCTCGTGTGGTTCGACACGCAGCCCTGATCTTCGAGGAGACGCACGATGGAACGCCTACTTCTTGCCATCCTCATCACTTACACCGTCGCGGCCTGCGCCACGGGTGCCGACATCAAAGAGCTCGGCTGGTCGGTGGACAAGCGTCTCTCGCTCGTCGAGGTCGAGGTCGCCGACCTGCACAGCGAATCAGCCGACCGCGCCGAGGTCGAGAAGCGATTTGCTGAGGCACGCGAGGAGTACGAGAACGAAGTCGAGCGCATCGACAACAAGGTCGAGCAGCGTGT